CTCTTTACCTTCAATATCTATTACCAAACCACAGGACTCCTCTGGTAGTGCAGCTTTAGCGTGATGTAATGCTTGTTCTTGCCAGTTGTTCATGCAAACGTACCAACAGAAGGGAAATCTTTTCTTGTAATTATTCTCTTTGGTGCTGTTCTATTTTGCAAGTCAAGAGCCATTGCAAGTTCAAATTCTACAAAGTTTTTACTCTCAACAGTTTTCCTATCAATAAAAAATGTTTGGTTTTCGTAAGTATTATTTGCTGGTGTTCCAAATGGGTTAGTGCCTGATTCAAAGTTTGCATTATCAATAAATTTTAACAAGGTAGTAATTCTTTTAAATTTTGCCCCATTCAAATCATTTTTAGGAGTTGTCAGGTTTGCTTGAGTCATTAAGGCAGTAACACTAGATAATATATTACTTATTCTTACTGTTGGTCTTGGTAGTGCTGTTCTTGCTATTGAATACTCAAACCCATTAGCTTCTATTGGTATTCTTTGGTAAGTATTACCTTGAAATACAACATTAAAGGTAGTGTTCATATTAATGCCATTATGAAACCTAGAAACATCAGTACTGCCATGTAAAGCAGCGACAAGATGTATCTCAAACAGTTCTATCTTTGCACTAGGATTAGCCTTCTGTAGTTCTTCTGTAGGTATTGCCATTATGGTTCAAACACCTCCCTGAAGGTTGCGTTGATCGTTGCCCTGTTTACATAAGGAATAGATTTCGACCAGCTTTCGCATACAAAATTAGATGTTCCTGATTTAGTGACTGTACAATTTCCAGAATTTGTTGCACTACTTCCAGCAGTAATAACAAATGTATTTGCGTCAGTCAATGAAACAACAGAAAACGTACCATCAGTTGCAGAGCCAGAAGTAAAATCGACAGTTATAGAATCGTCAGCAAATAATTGATGTGCCGTAACAGAAACAGTAATAGTAGTGCCACTTTGGGAATATGTACCTGTTTTTACAGACTCTTCACTTGGTGGGGTAAATGTGAATGATGCTTGGTCTAATGCTCTTTCGTTTAAAAAGTATTCAATCTCATCACTAGCTGTTTCAGAAATATTTTGAAAAATTAAATTATAAATCTTTCCATTTTGATGTGCTGCTATGCCTACAAGTTGACGTTGTTCAAAACCATCAGCAAAACGTACCTTCTTAATATTAGGCTGACTTCTTTTTGAAAAGCCACTATATGCTGGTTGTACTGTAGTTGGAAAAGATGCCATAATTATGCGTTAGATAAAAGCCCTCCAGCACGTTTTTGGTTTATAAGTTCAGCTTGAATTGCTGACGCTAGTATATTACCAAACTCGTTGGCCTGTCCGTCATTACCTTCTACGGAAGAACCAGAAGCATCAACATTAACAGTCACTACATTTGTAACACCACCGCCACCACCTATTTGGCTGTTTGGAATTATATTGCCACCTTTAGAACCCATCTGCAAAATTTCTGGACCTTTTTCTCCAACAAGATAAGCACCACCAGCAGCTACTGGACCACCCCTTTCTCTTTTAAATAAATTGCCTAAAAATCCACCTATACCTTCTCCAATACCAGAAACAGCCCTTTCAATTTGTACTTCAATAAGTTTTCTTTTTACATTATTTAATACATTTACTGCTGCTTGTCCAAGACTTTGAGTTCCCATAACTGCATCAGTAAGATTACCAACAATACTTTTTTCCACACTTTCTCCAATTTTGTCAAATTTTTCTGCTAGTTCTTGTGCAGCATCTGCTTGATCTTTTAAACCTTGATTGATAGTAATATCATTTCTTATTCTTTCAAGTTGTAATATATTTAATTTTCCCATTTCTAAACCCATACTTTTGACTTTTTCTTCAACAGCTTGATTTAATAAAAATTCTTCTTCTTTTCCAGCAATAATTGCTTTATTAAGTTCATTTTCTTTTTTTAAATCTCCTAAACCAGCAGTAATCAATTTATTTGTATTTTTTCGTATTTCATCTTTATCTTTTTCTAAAAGTATGGTTTCAGCAATTTCATTTTTTTGTGCTTTTAAAGCATTTATCTGATCAGTAATTCTTTTAACATCTTGTCTTCCTGCACCACTTTTTTGGGCTTCGAGATCAGCGATTTGTTGATTAATATTTCTAAAAGCGGGGGCATTAGGATTTTGTTCAGTAAATTCTCTAATTCTACCAGGAGTTACAAAAGTCTCTTGAATCCCGCCCAAACTTTGATTTAACAACTTTGCAACTGCTCCTTGTACTCTTGTAAAAAATAAAACAGTACTGTTTGTTAATTCTTGAAAAGTTTCACCAAATTCTTTTAGTTCCTGTACATTTTGATCACCTATTTTATCTCCCATCATTTCAAGAGCAGCATTTAAAGCAGCTTGTTTTCCTTCAGTTTGTTCAATAATTTGTAAACGCTTTTGCTCTGTTGTTCCTAATATCCCCATCTTTTCAGTTAATTTTGTTATATCAGGATTTAATATATTCATAGCCTGACCTAATTCACCGATAGCAGTAACTCCACTTTGAATACCTGTAGCAATAGCAGTTCCAGCCAAGCCTCCTGCAAAACCACCCATTTGACCACCAAATTTTCCTCCTAAAAATCCACCAGTAGCACCACCAAGAGCAGCAAATGGACCTTGTCCAAATAACAAAGGAAATACACCACTGATTATTGCACTGTTAAGAGCAGCACCCCCTAATCCTCCACCTCCAGCTCCTCCGGCTCCTCCTCTTGCTCCTCCTCTTGCTGATAACGCTTGAGTAGCAGCATTTGCTTTGTTTGTTTTTATCTGTTTAGTCCTAACACTTAAAATAGCTTGATCTGCTTTTAAAATTTTGTTTTTTATAGCTAATTCTTGATTAAGAATTTTTACAGCACTTGAAATTCCTTTAATACCTCTTTTATTTAAAAGATCAACTTTTTTATCTAACTGCTCTGTTTTTTTTAATGCCCTATCTAACTTGGATTGACCAATAACCTTAAAATTTATATTTACACCGTAATTAGCCAAAGCAAATACAAAACTTTATTTTAGTGTACCGCTTTTATGGTTTTCTTGCTCGTGATTTATCCTTTGCATTTTGTATTGCTTTTTCTTCATAATCTCTTTTTAACTCATAATAAGCTATCCAATTAACTAACTCTTCCTGTGTTAATTTATCTGTTAATTCTTTAATAGTCATTTTTAATTCTGTAGCTAAAAAAAACAGAAAAAACCAATCATTTTTAGCTTTTTAAATCTGCCTTCGCTTCCTCCAATTTATATTCACTACCAGAATTTAACATTGCAAGTTGAATATCTTGTAACGTAGATGCATTTACTTCTCTTCTTAAAGAAGCTTTATGACCGTCTTGAAATAATCTTTTACCATCCTTATCAAGTGCTTTCTGTATAAGAAGATTCAAAGCAAATTCGTCATTACTAGAATCCAAACCATTTCTTGATTGACCGATAATTGATTCTCTTTCAGCAAGAGTTAAAGGATGCCAATAAATTTCAAGAATAATTTCATCTCCATCTTTTAATTCATAAAGGTATTTCTGCTGAACACCAAACTTATTTTTGAGAAGTTCAATTGCTTCCATATAAATTTATTTAATATTATATTAGTATACTAGGCGTTAGCAGAGAATTGGCAAGATATTACACCAATAAAATGACTTCTGTCTTCAATTTCAAGAGGAGTAGGACCATTTATATCTAAAACTCTAGGAGTACAACTAAAAGTATCTGTATAATCAGAAGCATTAACAGAAGTAAGGCCATCAATTACTGCTTCAGAGATAGCGGATAAAACTGAAGTACCTTTTGATTTAGGAACATATACATTACATTGAATTACACCAGCATAATAATCTGAACTTGCACCTTGATTTTGTAATGTTGATTGTGTGAAATCTAAACTCATTAAAATGTATTTTGTAGTTTTTCCTGGAGTTGTAAAGTGAACATTGTCATAAACCATTTCTACTGTGTTATCTGCTGATGATACAGCATCAGTAACTGCTTTTTCAAAAGCTGCTCGTGCATTAACTAAAGTCATCTAGAAAACTCCGTATATTTAACACCTGTCTGAGAAGAACCAAAACCTCCAGTGGTACTACCACCAACAAATAATCTTCCTTTATCCGACATGGTTTCTTTTATCATTTTACCTAAAGAACCTTGAATAAATAATTGAGTTTTACCTCCTTCAAGAGCATATACAGCATATTCAGCTTTGTTACCAATAAATACTGGCCTTTTGTAGTTAAATGCTCTTTTTACAGGAAATCTAGGTTGTATAACAGGATTTAAAGGAGCATTTCCTCCAGTTCCAGCTAAAAATGCTGTCATTGCTTCTTTTTTTATTCCTGACCAAGGTTTAAAATTTTCAACTTTATCAGTTGCTTTTACAGCAGTACCTTGAGCCACCCAACTTGATGCAAAGAAACCTGTATAAACAGGACTTCGTTTCTTTGTAGATAGCTGAGTATGAACTTTTCTAATAAGAGCATTAAAATCTTTAGATATCTTTCTATCTAACTCTTTAGGAAGTTTTCTTATATCTCTTATTGTCATTAGAATCTTACAAGAATAATAAACAAATAAACTTGCCCACCTTTCTTTGTATCAATATCAACTATCTGTGCAACTCTATTTGACCCACCAAAACTTAATGTAATCTCATCATCTAAATCTGCCTGATTATTTCCTATGAGATCAGGAGTAATATATAATTTTGCCTCTCTCATTTCTTGTGCTCCTTCTTCTTCAGAGCGAACAAAAGATATTGGAACAGTAATGCTGTAGCTGGTATCAGTTGTAGTTAATGCACCTGTAGAAGTGTTGTAAGAAGGAGATGCTTTTTTTGTATAAGTAATATCATGATCTAAAGAATCTCCAAGTTGTGCTACAACACTTTTTGCAACATCTTTAAATAATGAATCTAATTGACCTGCCATTATCCTCTAACCACCCTCATTTGAAAACTTCCTGCTCCACCTAGCATATATGCTCCAAGATAACTTTGTAACCAAGGGTAAACATCTAAAATATTATTTATTGATCCTGTACCCTGACTATCAGTATTATATTTAACCTGTAAATCTCCTAATTTAACTTCACTAAAGTTTCCATCTTTACCAGTAGTTCCAGTAATAGCATCAGTATCATTTGCCAATGCTCTGGCTAATTCATATTGTGCATATTTAATATTATTAGGAATTAATGTACAAGTTAATTCAACTCCATCTACCTGATAATTAGTTCTAGGAAATTTAAGTGCCTGACCTTCATCACATCTATCTCCATAGAATACTAAAGTTTCAATCCATCTTGTAGCTGATATTAATGCTCTATTTTTCTTATCATCAGTTTTATTATCCCATTGCGTAGAACTAGGAGAAGTTTCAAAATATGAGTTTGCTTCAGCTAATGTGACATAACTGTTAGCTGTTTCACTTTTTATAGTTGCATTTATGGTAGCTGCCACGATCTATAAAGTAATTTAGTTTTATTGTAGCGTAAAGAAAAAACCCCACCAATAATTGATGAGGTTTCTGACCACTAATTTAATCTTAATACAAATTAAGACTTTAGACCATTATCTAATGGTGTGTTTACAAAGATTTCAACCATTGGAATTTGGTCGATGTCATAAGTTACACCCCAGTTAGAACCAGTTCTTAGTGCTGAGTTAGCAGGGTTATCAGCAGCGTTAGTCCACTTAGTACCCATAACATGATAAGCACTATGGTAATCAACAGACATAACATCTTGCTTAGATAAGATGTTTCTTTCTGCTTCAATACCTAGTTCAGACTGAACACCTTCAAGAATTGTTCCTGACTTCATTAAGTAGCAACGGAACTCCTGACGATTACCAGTAGTTGTAGGATCGTTAGTGTTGCATTGTGAGTCGATAATAACTGTACAACCAGCAAATTGACCGATTGATTTGTCAGTTACACCAACACCACCGCCACCCCAAGTTATGCCGGTACCAGTTGATAAGGCAGATGTTGAGAATGTTAGTAAACCTACTTGGTATAAGTAGTAAGCAACAGAAGGATGAACGATTAGAAGATCAAGTTCTTCTCCTCTTTCTCCTAAAACAGAACGAGCTTCTGCAACAGTAGCAGCACTAAGATAGTTTGCTTCAGCAGTTGAACCAGAACCAGCTAATTGCTTCTCAAGACGATGAGCATTAAGAGCAGTATGGAATAGACCAGTTAATGTTTCAAATAAACGAACAGAGTTCAATTTATTGATAGCATCTGCAAGCTGATTTCTGA